ATGGTTATTGGCTTGATATTCCGCCTCGTCTGTGTATCTCCATAAGATCGTATCTAGGTGTAGATCAGAGTTAAAGCTGAATATGAAGCGTTCTTTAAATTTAGTCATAGTAGAAACCTATCCTGTGCAAAAACTTAGTGAAGGCATTAGAGTCTATTAAGTCTCTGCGCCTTGTCTTGCGTGGTTCTTCATTGATGAGCTGGTTATTCTTGAGGTTGTATAGCTCTTGTCTGCCATCATTGTAAACAATGGTTCTTGTTCCTTCCCAGCCGTCAGAGTGTATGTAACGTATTTGTTGCGCCCAATCCTCGTAGGCTTGAAGGCCCTTTTGTTTTTCTACTGCGTTTGTAAATTCAGTCATTGGTTATTCTCCTGTATTTGCTCGTACATATTTTCTATATGGAACAAGATATTTTCAATTAAATCTCCTGTGGTCTCTTCGTTTTCTGAACCGCCATGAACTCTCTTATATTTATCTAGTTTATTAGCTTCTAAGGTGCGTTTTAAATCTTGAGCATCAAAGTACACTTGAGATATATCTTCTCTGTAAATTTCTATATTAGTCATTAGCTTTTCTCCTCATACTTATCTTTTTCTTCATTCCAATATTTATCTCTTTCTTGTTTATTTTCAAACCACCAACTGCCCGCACTTGGATATGCGTCATCTACATATCTATAAACAATTTCGTAAACATCTTTACCTTGCATTTCGTTGTATAGATTTTTAGTTATACCTTTATATTCAAGTAAATAATCTAAATCTACATCACCTGTATTTTTAGCTTTCATCATATAAGCATCACTAATACCATCAAGATTTTTTAAGAAAACTTCTTTATTTTTGTTGCTCATTAGCTTTTCTCCTTATTGGTTATATCTTCAAGTTGGTACTTGATTTCAGTTATAAAATTAACGTGGTTTAGATTCTCTACCTCGTCAGCGTGTGCCAGGTATTGTTGTATTCTTGCTAGAGTGCGTTCAAGTCTTTCTTGAACTGGCATATCTTGAAGCATTTCTTCTAGTTGCTTGTGTATGGTTTCGCCTTGTTTACTCATTGGTTTAGTTCCTCTAATTGCCATTCTCCACACCAACCACAACTATAATCAAATCCTTGTTTAGATAATTCTACCGGTAAGGCTTGAAAGGTAAGTTCACCCATCCAATTACATTTATTGCACATAAAATTAGTTCCATCATCTAATAGGTTGCCAACCTCTAGCACCTCTTTAATAGTGTAAATATTACTCATTATTTTCTTCCTGTTTTAGTTGTTGCAGTTCTGTTTCTAACTTAATTCTGTTAGATTGGCTCATGTCTTCGCCTTCTTGTTTAAGTATAGATTCTATGTGAATTATTCTATGGTTCATTGGTTACGCTCCCAGTTGATAAAAGAATAGAAAGAAAAAGCCACACATTGCGACACAGTAAAAGAACTGTATCGCGTAGGCTTTGATAATTGTGCTTTTGGTTTTAATCATTAGACCGCTTCCTTATTAAGATCAGTCAAGATATATTCACCGCTAGCAATCTTCTTTCTAGTTTCAGCTATATTTTCATTTAAAAATTGATTTCTGTATTTTCCAGTAGTTACGGAATAATCCCAGTAATAAGAATCAAGATATGTTCTATCATATTCTTTAACTGCTATTACAGAATCGTAACTTTGAAATGTGGTTGTACGCTCTGTGGTTATTATGAATTGATTGGCAACTTTATTTCCGTTACTGCTTTTCATGTTTTCTACTTTTGTCATGTTTTTTCTCCTCTGTTTAATTAATGACAAATGCATTATTGCACACTTTCGCCCACAACGTCAACCCTTTATCAATATCAATTCACAATAACCATTAAAAATGCTTTAAAATAAAAGGATGCAAGGGACACAAAACAATTCAATTATGGAACATAAAACACCTAAAAAGAGAGGAAGAAAGATAATTAATATAGATTATGATCGTCTTGAGCATCTTGCTTCTTTGAATATGGGAACTATGGAGATATGTCGTAATCTCGGCATTTCATGGGATACGTTTGACCGAAACAAAAAAAGAAAGGCGGAATTTGCGGATGCTTTACAGAGAGGGAAAGCAAAAGGAATTCAAAGAGCAACTTCTCGGCTCATGGATAAAATAGACGATGGCGAGTTTCAGGCCATCCAGTTCTACTTAAAAAATGCCGATTCGGACAACTGGGCAGATCGCCAGGAAGTAAATCACCAACTTAACCTCTCTAGTGTGTTACAAGAAGCGCAAGGACGTATCATCGAGGGCGAAAGAGTAAAGGAAGTAACCAATGCGGATCAGTTCCTAATAAAAGAACCGCACGATCTAAAACAAAAGGATAAATAACTGGTATGGCGCATAATCTAATCTCCCTAGTCTGATTGCCTTTTGACGGATGCCAGCAGATCAACTCTCCGATCTGACCCCCCCGTCAAACCCTTCGGGGGTGCGATATATATATACAGTATGAAATAAAATTTTATGAAAAATTTTCCAAATAAAAAATACAACATTATTTATGCTGATCCACCTTGGACATATAGCGATAAAAGAAGTGGGTCTGGATATAAAAACCCAAACGGTGCTGGTGGTGCAAATAAACATTATCCAACCATGTCTTTGAAAGATATTTGTGATATGCCCATACAAGATATAACTGATGAAAATGCTATGTTGTTTCTTTGGTGTACTTCTAGTTTATTAGATTATGGTTTTGAAGTTATGCAACATTGGGATTTTAAATATAAAACTATGGGTTTTGTTTGGGTAAAAATGACTAAAGATTATTCTAAGCCTTATTCTGGCATGGGTTTTTATACTAATCAAAATGCAGAATTTTGTTTACTTGGTTTAAAGGGCAAGTATTGGAGAGAGGCAAAAAACGTAAAGCAAATAATACAAGAGCCCAGAGATAAACACTCTAAAAAACCATTAGATATTAGAAAAAGAATAGTTAGCTTGTGTGGCGACTTGCCTCGTATAGAGTTATTTGCAAGAGAAACATCTGAAGGTTGGGATAGTTGGGGTAATGAAATATGAAATACAGTCCACAAGAAGAAAAAGAACTGATGACCTCCCTCTGGTCACTTAACATAAAAGATGATCCTCTAAACTTTGTTCGCTTTGTCTTCCCTTGGGGTCAAAAGGACACCCCCCTCGAGCACTTTGAAGGGCCAAGAAAGTGGCAAGAAAAAATTTTGCGAGATATTGCAATACACATACAACGTAACAACTCTATTGATATGCCAGAGATGTTTCGTCTCGCAGTCGGATCAGGTCGTGGAATAGGCAAGTCTGCCTTAGTCGCATGGATCATCTTATGGATGCTCTCCACTCGCCTTGGCTCAACTGTCATCGTCACCGCCAACACCGAACAACAGCTACGCTCAAGAACATGGGCGGAACTCGGTAAGTGGCTCACACTCTCCATACATTCTCATTGGTTTCAAAAGACAGCGACAACCATCAAACCCGCAGCCTGGTTTGAAGAAGCACTCGTTAGAGACTTAAAAATAGACACGGGCTACTACTACGCACAAGCGCAGCTCTGGTCAGAAGAAAACCCAGATGCCTTCGCTGGTATTCACTCCAGCTACGGTGTGTGCCTTATTATGGATGAGGCTTCAGGTATACCCGCACCCATCTACTCTGTGTCAGAAGGTTTCTTCTCAGAGCCTACCCCCAATCGTTTCTGGTTTACCTTCTCCAACCCCAGAAGAAATTCAGGGCCTTTCTACGACAGCTTCCACTCCAAACGTGCCTTTTGGAAGTCGGAGCAGATAGACTCTCGTGACGTAGAAGGAACAGACAAAACACTCTTCCAGAAAATGATAGAACAGTATGGAGAAGACTCTACTGTATCTAGGGTAGAAGTCATGGGTCAGTTTCCAAAGGCAGATGACGATACCGTTATTCCTATGGACTTAATTAATTCTGCGATAGACAGAGACGTAACACTTGCAGCGAGCGAACCGATTCTATGGGGATTAGACGTAGCTCGTTTCGGTGGCGACAACTCTGCACTTTGCATACGACAAGGAAATACAGTTTTAGAAATAACCACATTTAATTCTATGGACTTAATGCAGTTGTGCGGTGCAATAAAAAATCGTTATGACGACTCAACGGTTATGGAACGACCACAAGAAATATTGGTTGACGTAATTGGTTTGGGTAGCGGAGTTGTGGATAGATTAGCTGAACAGAATTTACCTGTGCGTGGTGTGAATGTAGCCGAAGCACCGAGCACGAAAAAGAATTATTTAAACCTACGAGCAGAGCTTTGGTTTGCAATAAAGGATTGGTTGGCGCAGCGTGATTGCCGACTTCCTAATAATGACGAGCTTGCTTCGGAACTCGCTGCGCCTCAATACAAATATACATCATCTGGAAAAATTAAAATAGAAAGTAAAGACGAAATGCGTAAAAGAGGTATAAAATCTCCAGACAAGGCAGACGCATTAGCTCTGACGATGGCAAGTTCGGCTGCATCCTTTGGTGGCAGTCAAGCGTTTATGGGTTATAATTTCAAGAAACCCTTGAAGTCAAGAATATTTAGAGTGGGATAATTTATGGCAAATAAAAAAGCAAAGCAGATCGAAGCAGAAATTGAAATGCAACTGAACGAAGATACGGACTTAATGAATCTATCGGGAGTTATCAAATCAGAGATGGATGACGCTCGTGATTTCATCTACCAAGTCGGAGAAGAAAGAGCAGAGTCTA